TGCCAGCCACATATACTTTAATTGATTCAGAAGTTTTAACATCAAGTGCGGCATCTGTTACCTTTTCGTCAATACCTGCTACCTATACGGATTTGGTGGTAAGAATATCAGGGCGCACAGATGTTAATAACAATAATACCTATTATCAGTGTGAGTTTAATGCTTCTACTGCCAATTTTACATATCGCCAATTATATGCAGACGGTACTTCGGCTGGCAGTTCAAGTGGAACTTTTGGATATTTTGGAGTAACTAGCGGTGCGGCTGATGTTGCTAATGTCTTTGGAAACGCTGAAATATATATTCCAAATTACGCAGGTTCAACTAATAAGCCATTTTCTGTCTTTGCAGTACAAGAAGATAATGCTAGTGAAGTTTATATGAGCGCAATTGCAGGTCTTCGCTCTAATACTGATGCTATTACTTCTATAAAAATAAAATCGGCAACTGGTAATCTAGTTTCAGGCTCATCATTCTATCTATACGGAATATCCAACGCTTAACAAAGGAGAAAGACAATGGCAGATACGCCTACAAAGGTTATAGTGGATTGCAGCACAGGCATTACTGAGGTGCTACCACTAACAGCGCAAGAGATTGCAGATATGGAAACTGCAAGAGTAGCGGCTGAGGCAGAGCGTGTAGAGCGTGAGGCTGAACAAGCTGCTAACGCAATACTTAAAGCCGAAATTTTAGACAGGTTAGGAATTACCGAAGCCGAAGCCAAGCTTTTGCTTTCTTAATATGGATGGCAAAAATTATTGAGCTTACAAGTCCTAATGGATGGCCGGCTAGTGAAGATCGTAAAGCTATAGGCATACAGTCTTTTGCTATACCCGGCACATCTTTTAAGATTGCATGTGCCAAAGATGTAGCAGCAATACTTGTTGCCTTTTGTAAAGAATTTAATGAGCTTGTAGAGCCTATTGATAAAGGTCAATTAGATGACTGGGGTTATGCTTTTAGGATGACTAGGGGATCAAATAAGGTTTTGAGCAATCACTCATCCGGTACAGCTGTAGATTTAAACGCTACAAAACACCCTTTGGGTAAGTCAAATACATTTACAAAAGAGCAAGTAAATACTATACAATTGCTTTTAGTTAAGTATGGCTTGGCTTGGGGCGGCAATTACAAAAAGCGTAAGGATGAAATGCACTTTGAAATAGCTATGACAAAAACACAGGTGCAAAATAAACTTAAACAGTTAGGAATCAAATGAAATTAAGTGCTAAACAAAAAGCAATAATTAAATCTTATCTACGCAGTATAGCCGCTGCTACTGTCACTACACTCTTAGCATTAGTGGCTGACATTAAACCTGAGTTATCTATTCTTGCCGGTGCCTTAGTCGCACCTTTGGCAAGGTATTTTGATCCAACAGATAAGTCCTTTGGCATAAACAGCTAATGAGTCCCAATGAGTGGGCAGGTCTATCTGTAGCTGTAATAACAATAGTCGGCTCATTTATTGCATCTGTAAGATGGCTTGTAAAACATTATTTATCCGAGCTTAAGCCTGACAAAAATGGCCAACACAATCTTGAGGGTAGAATCTGCCGAATAGAAAATAAGCTAGACACGCTCTATGAAATACTCATAACTAAAAAATAATCTGCATACCCTTCTCCTATGAGAAGCTGCGTGATAGTGCCAACTAGGGGCAGACCTGAAAACATGGCTAGACTAGCTGAATCCTTTGTTGGCACCAATGCATCTGTAGATTTGTACGCTGTTATAGATAATGATGATCCAAAATGGGATGAGTATGTTAAAAATGATAACTATAAGTGCCTACCTTCGGACAATAAAACAGGTGGGTGTGCGCACGCTCTTAATGATGCTGCGAAGCTCTTACTTGATTATAGTCGCTTTCCTATTTATGACCTCTACATTTTTATGGGTGATGATCACCTTCCTAGATCGCTGGATTGGGACAAAGCTTTTGAAAAAGCGTTATTAGGTAAAACAGGCATTGCCTATGGTGATGACCTTTTGCAAGGACAAAACTTACCTACAGCTTTTGCAATGACCAGAGATATTGTCCTTGAGTTAAATGGCATAACATTTCCCGGCTGTAAGCATTTGTATTTTGATAATTTTGTAAAACAATTAGGAATAGATCTTGGCTGTTTGATTTATCTACCAGATGTAATTATTGAACATTTACACCCGGCAGCTGGTAAGGCTGAAATGGATGAAGGTTATGAGAGAGTCAATCAACCTAAATGGTATAAAGAAGATTTGCTAGCCCTACAGACTTACTTAAGATCTACAGAGTATGCAGATCTAGTTTATGCTCTTAAATGAAAATCCTAATTACCGGCTCACATGGCTTTGTAGGCAGAGCTTTTAGGCGTGCCTTACCTTATGCACAATTGACTTTAGTAGATCTCAAAAATGGGACAGACTGCCGGGACTTTTTTAAATTAGAAACAAAAAAATATGATCTTGTCATACATCTTGCAGCTGTAGTAGGTGGGCGGCAACAGATAGAAAATGAGCCTTTAAGTTTAGCTGTAGATCTTGCCATTGATGCTGAGTTTGCTAATTGGTGCATGGTTACAGAGCAGCCTTATGTAGTTTATTTTAGTTCATCCGCTGCATACCCAACAGAGCTACAAACATTAAGTAAAAAGCATAAGCTAAAAGAAAAAGATCTAAACTTTAAAAAAATTGGCGCACCTGACATGAGCTATGGATGGGCTAAATTAACAGGTGAAATGCTAATGAGTTACCTGCGTGAGATGGGTACACAGGTCTTAATACTCCGACCTTTTAGCGGCTACGGCACTGATCAGGATATGACCTATCCTTTTCCTTCAATCATGCAAAGAGCTATCCTTAACTCAAATCCATTTGACATCTGGGGTAGAGCAACTACTACTAGGGACTTTATACACATTGATGATGTAGTAGATGCTGTAATTACTATGGTGCAAAACAATTGCAATCAAACAGTCAATCTTTGTACAGGCAGGCCTACTACTTTCCTTGAGCTGTCCCAGATAGCCTTAAAAACCCTTGGTATTACAAAGATGCCTAGGTTTAACATATTGGCAGATAAACCGGCAGGCGTGGCCTACCGGGTCGGTGACTCAACAATGATGAGTGATTATTACACTCCAAAAATTAGTCTTGAGGAAGGTGTCCATAGAGCTATTGCAGGTGTTTTGTGATTTATCATTAGCTCATGGCAACTAAACGCAAAAGCAAAAAAGTAGCAAAGCGAAGGCGTACAACTAAAGATACGCCTTTAACAAAACTTGATTTTTGGGCTATTGCAGCTAATGAAGTTTATATGGCTTGCCGCAAAGCTGGTATGGATGAAGGCACAGCTCTAGCGTTTGCAATGGATAGGTCAAGTTATCCAGATTGGATTGTAGATACAAAAGATCCTATAAAAAATCCTCTTGACGATTTTGACGAGGATGAAGATTAAGCGGGACAAGTCTGTTAATGCTCGCTACTTAATTTGTAGTGATCTGCAAGTGCCATTTCAATTTGATGAGGCAATTGTCAATTTAAAAAAGCTAGTAAATACTTTTAAGTTTGACCTTGTATTAAATGTAGGTGATGAGCTTGACCTAAATACAATCTCTAAGTACAGTCAAGGCAAAGCTGAGTCATTTCAACAAACACTAAACGCTGACAGAGATCTTTGTAAAGATATTTTGTATGATCTAAAGACAGATGTAGTTTCTAGGTCTAACCATGCCGATAGGTTATTTAGTGCGGTTAGTCAGATACCCGGTCTAATGGCTTTGCCAGAGTTACAATATGAAAAGTTTATGGGATTTGATGAGCTTGGCATTTATTATGCGAAAAAGCCCTATGAGATACCCGGCACTGACTTTGTACTCTGCCATGGGGATGAGGGTAACCTCTCTAAAATTGGCGGCTCTAGTGCGTTAAACATAGCGAAAACTTGGGGGCGGAATGTAATTTCGGGGCATAGTCACAGGATGGGCTATACATGCCACTCAGAGGCCTTTGGTGGCCGATTACAGAGGGTTTTAGTGGGAGTTGAGGTAGGTCATACCTGTTCAATGCAAAAGATGTCCTATCTGGCAAAGCGCAATTATTACGCCAATTGGCAGGCCGGGGCGGTAATTATGACTGTTAAGCGTGGCAACCCTAGCTTTGAAATGATCCGGTTTAACACAGACGGCAGCTTTACTGCCCTAGGAAAAGCCTTTGGGTAATTGCATTTGTCAGTGGGCTATGCTTTAATTGCTTTTGTAAATCCATTTGAAGGGATGGGATATGAACGCTACAGAGTATGCACAAAAGGGTTGGTTTGTACTGCCACTAAAAAAACAATCTAAAGAGCCTGCAAGATTTTTACGCCATGGTTATTTAGATGCAACACTTGATCAAGAAAAAATTGATAAATGGTTTGCAGATCAAGAGCTAAACATTGGCCTTGGTATATCACAATCTAGTTTAGTTGTATTAGATTTTGATTTTAGAAATGCTTGCAGAGATCTCAAGTTTTATGATTTATTGGATCGCTGTTTTAAATGCAATACACATGTAGTAGCTACACATGATGGCTACCACATTTATTTTTATGTAGCAAAGCCTATGCAATTCAAAGGCAAACTAATGTCAGGTGTAGATATAAAACACAAAGGTTATGTAGTCCTACCGCCATCAATACATCCAAGTGGCACACTATACAAAATAGTAAATGATGTAGCACCGGTAGATCTACCAGAGGATTTAATGAAATTGATGACATGGTAATTGTTAAATATGACAAGGTAAGTGGTGCGTATGTTGATAACAAACGCACACACTTTGTAAAAGCTTCTCTGATTAGGGCATACGCTCATAAAGCTATGGGTGCATCTCAGGTCAGAGGTAGGCTCTCAGCTGCAATGGTTGAGGGTTATTGGTTAGACAAGTTCAAGGAAGCGGTGAAATATGAGCTATGAAGGATATGGATGGGTATTGACAATCCTGTTATTTACAGTGATTGCTTTGATTGTACGCATTACTTGGTTTTTAGCTTTTGAGTCAGGCTATGACAAAGGTTTTCAGCGTGGTCACTCAATGGGCATGATGCAGGTCAATAAAAGGCAGAGCCAATTAAAAGCTGACAATGAGTATCTAATGGGTCGGGTTGTAAATTTGTTTGATCGGGAAAACAAATGATAGACCTAACACAATATGAGGATGCAGCCTCACTGAACAGATGGTTTATTACTAACTATCCTCTTGGCCGGATTGATTTACAGCTTGTAGAGATAAATCTTGACAAGGGCATTGTTGTATTCAAGGGCAGTGTGTACCGAGATAGCAATGATGCAAACCCGGCTGTTACTAATTACGCCAAGGGTGAGAGGGATGATTACCCTGCACACATGCGTAAGTGGTACTTAGAGGACACAGCTACAAGCTGTATTGCTAGATGCTTGACCTTGCTCAAAGGGTCAAACAAGACGGCACCTAAAGAGTCCATGGCTAGGGCTACAGCATGGGCAGTAGAGCCAAAGGCAGCCCTTGATAAAGAGCTGTTGCAGGTCAATCCTGTAGAAACTTCTCAATACAGGGAAGTTACTAATCTGACAAACGCTCTTTGTGAAAATGGCGTGCGTATGACTTACAAGACTGGTATCTCAAAGACCACAAACAAACCCTTTGCCGGATATGTATGTGCCTGTGGTGGTCAATGTAACCCGATATGGGGCAGTCAAAAGTCGGATGGCAGTTGGGTTTTCAAGGAGCCGGTTAGTGGGTGACATGGAGATGATTGATCAGCATGGGGTCAAAGCCACATTTACAGACAATGGTGTACAGCTTGAGATTGTGCAATGGGTAGACCGCTGTTTAGCTTGTAATGACCCTCGCCTGATGCGTGAGGGTACTTACAAAATCTGTGTAACTTGTGGGTGCAGACAATGAGCTTTGACTATCACAAGGCTATGGCAGAGGGGCATGAGTACAACAAGTACATAGGTGAGATGCTGCGATCCTACGGCGTGCCTAATGTTGATGTGCCTGAGTTCACCATAGCTACAACACATGACCAGATTGCAGACAAAACCAAAAATGAGAAAGACATCATGGTTGATGGTCTTGTTATTGAGGTCAAAAGTCAGTCATTGACCTTTACCAATGCAGATGACTTCCCCTATGCCCTAGTGATTGTAGATACTGTTTATGGGTTTGATCAAAAGATAATTAAACCCTTCGCTTATGTCTTTGTAAGTCAAACATCAAAGGGCATGTTTGCAGTACCGGTATCAACAAGACAATTCTGGACAATTGGTACAGTCTTTGACCATAAAAGACAGATTGAGATTGAGTGTTACTTTGTAACTAAGCGGCATTGCCGGCCTGTGTTAGAGCTTATAGATATACTTTTGGAGAGGGCGCATGAGCGAGCCGGTGAGGTGTAATAAGTGTGGCAGTTGGATTATGCGAAATGATCCTTGTATAACTTGTCAAATGTTGGATGCAGCCAAACACGCAATCAATAGGTAACTTGTAAGGGAAGGATATTCATGTTAAGTTTCAACCGCTTTGTTGGGGGCTTACACTGGAACTCAGTCATACCGAGTGTCAGACGCTCTTACCTACCTCATATTTTTAAATGGGGGGGTAGGGGGGGCTTTCCTAAGAATCTAGTCGCCCGAGCGTCAATGTTTGTAATAACAATAAACCTAATAAATATAAACCCAGTCTTTGCTAAAGAAAATACAAAAACTTATCAATTAGAATACTTCCGACAATTAGAACAAAGTGCAAGTCAATATGACTGTTTAGTCCCCTTGGTGACTATGGAGAGCCGTTGGGATCCTAAAAGTAAAAATGGATCACACCATGGATTGCCTCAAGGGCGATCAAAATATTTAGCTACAGCTGACTATAAGGCACAAATAACTTGGCACATTAAATACATAAAAAACAGATATGGCACTGATAGGTTTGGTGTTGCAAACGCCTGTGGAGCATGGGCACATTGGTTGATGAAGGGCTGGCATTGAAAGACACAGAGAAAATTACAATTGGTATCTGCTCACCGGGTTATGTAGTTACAGATTTTATGACAAGCATTTTAGATGTTGCGAGATCTCAAAAGCAATTAGGCCAATTTATATCATTGCAGGGATCAGGTGTTATCAGTCGCTTACGCAATCAAGTAGTTGCAACCTTTATGGAGAAGACCAAAGATGATTGGCTATTGCAGATAGACACAGATCAACGCTTTACAGTTGAGGACTTTAAGAAACTTGTAGCTGCGGCAGATGCTAAGAAAAGACCTATTGTGTCAGCTGTAGTACATGGTGGCTGGGAAGTAGGAGAGCCATACCTTGAGCCGGTGCCCTGCATCTTTAGGCAAGGTAAAGATAGTGGCTTATATGCAGTACATGACTACAAACCTGATAGCATTATTGAAGTTGATGCAGCTGGGACAGGGGCTATCTTGGTACATAGATCCGTCTTTGATCGGTTTAGAAAAGAAGCTGATCAAACACACCAAGGAGATAAGTGGTGCTATTACCAAGACATGCCCTTGCACAAAGAGTGGATAGGTGAGGATCTACTGTGGTGTCTAAGAGCTAAGAGCTTTGGCTATAAGATATACGCACACACCGGTGTACAGATGGAGCATCAAAGAAAAAATTGGGTAGGATTAAGACAACACGCAGACTTTGAAAGGTTTAGGCGTGCAAGACTACAAAGTGAGGAACAAATACATGGCGATCATAACAAGTCAAGTGACAGTGACGACAACAAGTCAGTCAATAGTTAGTGTAGATAATGTGAGCAGGGATGTATTGCTACATGCTAAACACGCAACCCACATAGGCAACAGCGGTGTTACGACAAGTAATGGTTATCTATTAGACAATGGTGATGAGGTTAGGCTTACACTAACTGAGGGTGAAGATTTGTGGGCTGTTGGAGCCTCAGGAACAGGCACTCTGCATGTCTTTGTATCTAAAATAGATTAAAAAATGACAGCTGTTTTTTCCCGTTACGCACGCTGGCGGAATACA